CGTCGAGTGGTACGACCGCCTGCGACGAGCTGCCGGCGCTCGCGGCGATTACACGCCGAAGCCTGCGCCGTTGCCTCGTATCGAGGTAGTGCATGCCAGGATCCGCAGTGCGCTGAACCCGCTGGCGCGCGCCGGGGATGCTGAGGCCTCGCTGGAGGCTCTGTCTGAATCGACGGAGAGCTGGGTGAAAAACTCGGCGCGGCAGACGGTCTCAGACGCCGCGGCGAAGGATCCCGCGAAGGTGCGCTTCGCCCGTGTCCCGACCGGAGCGGTGACTTGCTCGTTCTGCATGATGCTCGCGTCTCGCGGGTGGATCTACGCCTCGGAAAAGTCCGCTGGCGCGTTCGACCGATACCACGCGCACTGCGACTGCCAGGTCGTCCCCTCATGGGCCAGCAAGCCCGCAAGCATCGCGGGCTATGACCCGGAGGAGATCAAGAAGCGGTACGACGCCGGAGAGTTCGAGGAGGACTCACGCAAGCGATCCGGCGGGCGCAAAACGCCGACAGAAGAAGCATCTGACGGCAACTGATGAGTTTCCCCTACGCGAGGGGCAAATCGCGGAACCATGAGCGCCGACGGGCGCCGCACAAGTACGGACAAACAGGAGACACCATGCACATCACCGACACCGACACCGCCGACGCGACGGCAACGGAAGCAGCCGACAACCAGGCCGCACCCGCTGAGCGCCACACCTTCACGCCGATTACGACGCAGGAGGATCTGGACAAGGTCATCGGCGCACGCCTGGCGCGCGAGCGTGACAAGTACGCCGATTACGACGACCTCAAGGCTGCAGCGAGCAAGCTCGCCGACGCCGAGGCCCGTCTCGCTCAGATCGACGCGCAGGCCGCGCTCGACAAGATCCGCAACGACGTCGCACAGGAAGCCGGAGTCCCCGCCGACCTGCTGCGAGGCTCGACCAAGGACGAACTGGCCGCACACGCATCCGCGCTCGCGGAGGCGTTGAACGCGCGGCCTTCGGTGCCTGTGATTCCGACGCAGGGGGCGACCCCGAGTGTCTCCGACGCTGATTCGGCTCGGCGCGCTTTCGCGCAGGAGCTTTTCGGCTCGAAATAATCTCTCATCTCTCGGAAGGAGCCAACTGTGGCTATTTTCAACACCACCAACACGTCCGTGCTGCTGCCTCGCGAGATCGCGGACGGCATGGTCAAGAAGTCTCAGTCCCTGTCGACTGTCGCTCTGCTCTCGCAGCAGAAGCCGATGCGCTTCGGCAAGCAGGACATCATCGTTTTCGACAACCTGCCGAAGGCGGAATTCGTCGAGGAGGGCGCCGACAAGGCATCGACCACGGGCTCGTTCTCGTCCGTGTCGGTCGCGCCCCACAAGGCGCAGGTCACCATGCGCTTTAACCAGGAGGTTATGTGGGCCGACGAGGACTACCAGCTCGGCGTCCTCGACGAGCTCGCACAGGCCGGCGCTGAGGCTCTGTCTCGCGCCCTCGACCTGGGCCTCTACCACGCGATCAACCCGCTGACGGGCACGAAGGTCGCGTCCTGGACGAACTACGCTGCGGCGTCGACGAAGGTCGTCGAGATGAAGGGCAAGACCGCTGAGGCGGACGCAGCTTTCCGTGCCGCTGTCGGCCAGGTCGTGAACGGCCTGAACCCGGCGATGGTCACGGGCGCCGCGTTCGACCCGAAGTTCTCCTGGGCACTGTCCGAGCTGCGTCGCAAGGACGGCGCGGGCGACACCTCTGACCAGCGCTACCCGCAGCTGGGCTTCGGCACGAACGTCTCGGAGTTCCTCGGCGTTCCCGTCGCTCAGGGCAACACGGTCTCGGCGACCCCCGAGGCGACCGACACCAAGGTCCGCGCGATCGTCGGCGACTTCACGAACGGTGTCCGCTGGGGTATCCAGCGCCAGCTGCCCGTCGAGCTGATCCAGTTCGGCGACCCTGACGGCCAGGGCGACCTCAAGCGCAAGAACCAGGTCGCTCTGCGCCTGGAAACCGTGTACGCCTGGTACGTTTTCACCGACCGCTTCGCGCTCGTCAAGGAAGCTGCCTGACGTGGAACCGTGGGCTACACCAGGAGACCTGGAGGCCCGCTGGCGACCGCTGACCGACGCTGAAAAAGCGCGCGTGAGCATGCTCATCGAGGACGCGCAAAGCCTCGTGATGGACGAGTGCCCGAACTGGCAGACCACCAGCTCGGGCACTCGCATCCGGGTCATCTGCGCGATCGTAAAGCGAGCAATGACGGCCCCGTTCGCTGATGAAGGCCTCACGGGTATCTCAGCAGCGACAGAGACGACCGGACCGTTCTCGCAGCAGCTCACGTTCGCGAACCCCTCGGGCGACCTCTACCTGACCAAGGCTGAGCGCCGGGCTTTCGGCGCAGGCCGTGGCCGCGCACTCGAGATCGACCTCCTCGCATCACGGGAGGACTCCTGATGATGCAGAAGTGGCGGACCCCAGTGCAGGTAGAAGGCCGCACGCGACGCGACGCGGACGGCTACCTCGTGCAGGACAGCGCGGCGCGGCTCATCCCCGGGTGCCTCATCGCACCCGGCGTGTTCACGGTCCCGGGGCTGCTGGAGTCGCCGACGTCGGAACAGTCTGACGACCAGGCCACGCTGTACGCCCCGCCGGACGCGCGGTTTGAGGTCGGCGACACGGTCGTCGTCCCGCATGCCCATCCGCTCGGCGGGAAATGGCAGGTCGAATCGAAACCTGCGCCCTGGCCGCGCGGCGTGGCCGTGACGATCAAGCGGAGGTGACGACGTGAGCGGCTTCAAGCGCGACACGCAAGCGATCGACGTCTTCCTGCGCAGCGGAGCACTCGCACCAGCACTCCTCAAAGAGGCTGAGCAGCTCAGAGCCGCCGCAGCCGCAGCCGCACCTCGCGGCTCATCGGACAAAGGCGGGCACCTCGCAGACTCCTACAAAGCCGAAACGGCCAAAGCCTCGCTCTACCAAGGCGGGCCTGTACGCGACGTCGGCAGAGTCTACAACGATGCGCGCCACGCGCTCGCGGTCGAATTCGGACACAGAAGCAGAGCCGGGAACCCGATCCCAGGCGCACACACGCTCGGCAGGCTAATCGGGTCGAAGGGCAAGAGGAAGCGCCGCAAATGACATACATCGACGCAGTCAAGGTCATCCGCGATGCAATCACCGCGGCGACCGGAATCCCGACCGCGCGAGTCCTGCAGCCTGGCTTCACCGACGGGCCGCTCCCGCTCGCACACGTCTCGCTCGTACAAACCCAGCCGGGGGACTACGACCGAGACGACACGATCTCCATATCCATCTACGCAAAGACACCAGCCTCACCCGCCGAAGTCGGAGCCGCCGCGCTCGCGGACAAGATCGAGGCGGCGCTCGCTGTCCGTCCGGTCGTCGGCGCGTCCGGCTGGGTAGATGAGGCAGAGATCGACTCTCTCCTGGGCGTGCAGCCTTATTACGAGGCTGTCGAGGTCGTCCATATGACGGCAACGGTCACGCACAGGCCAATCTCAGATTGACATCAACTGACATGAAGGGAAGGCTCGCATGACCACCATCGAAGCCCTCAAGAAAAAGCACAACAAGTCCACCAATGTTAGGAAGGGTCTGAATGCTCTGGCCTTCCTGGCCCCGATGACGACGGCGGTCCCGACGGCGATCACCGACGCGGGCGGCGCTCTCAAGGAGATCCCGGCAGACTTCCTGCCACTGGGCCTCATCACGACGGACGGCGTTACTTTCTCCGCCGACGCGAACACGGAGGACGTGGAGGCGCTCGGCTACGCCGAGGCCGTCCGTACCGACCTCACCAAGGCGCCTAAGACCGTGAAGCTCACGGTCCTGGAACCCATTCGCAAGACCATTCAGCAGCTCGTCTATGGCCTCGATCTGTCGCAGACCAAGGCTTCTAAGACCACGGGCGAGATCGTTTTCGACGAGGCCGCGACCCCCGCTCTCGCTGAATACCGTCTGCTCATGGTCATGGCAGATGGTCCCGCAGCCGATGAGTGGATCATCGGTCGCTGCTACCCGCGAGTCAAGCTCTCCTCGCTGCCCGATGAGAAGTGGGCAGCCAGCGACGCGATGCAGTTCGACCTGGAATTCGCGGCGTTCATGGACGAGACGGCGGGCACCTCGTGCCGTCACTACATCGGCGGCAGCGGCGCGATCCGTCACCGCGACGCGATCGGCTTCGAGCAGGCCAACTAGTCTGCTCTCGATCTCGGGCGGGCCGGGGTTGATCTCCCTCCGGCCCGCCCGTCCACACCTCACGCACGGAGATCAGCCTCACGGATAGGAACCCGGATGAAGTTCATCAAGACTGTCAAGACCGACGCCGGCGACGAGATCGAGCTGGAGCGCGAGACCGACGCGGCCGTCGAGCAGAACCAGCTCATCTCTCAGGGCTGGGAGGTCGTCGACGACTCGAAGGACGGCGACGAGAAGCCGACGCTGCCCGCGCCTCCCACCTTCAACAAGTAATCAATCGACAGACAAATAAGGAGATCAACATGTCTGACCAGGCACAGCCCACCCTCACGTTCAACGCTCTCTCGAAGCTGGAGAAGTCCGCAGCCCCGACGCCGTTCACCTTCGGCATTGGGAACAAGGTCATCGCGTTCCCAGATCCGCTGAGCCTCACGCCCGAGGCCGCTGAGAAGTTCATGGCCGCGATGGAGTCCTCGAAGGCTCCGACGCAGATGATCCGCACCTGGCTCACCGCTGAGGATGCGGACCTGCTCCTCAGCAAGCTCAACATGAGGCAGCTCGG